TGTACTACAGAGCAGGTAAAGATGAAGTGCTAGAATCTGCAATGACTATCATTAACGGCAAAGTGCAAGAATCTATATTATTTGACACGCTATTTACTATTAAAGATACTACTGTATCACAAAACATCTATATGGTAGAGCAACTAACTCTCACTGAGGACAGTACAGTAGAGATTACGGCTACGGAGTTTCCATGCGATGCTAGTGGCTCTAGTCTGGTAGCAAAAGACGTCCTAACCCCAAGCAGCTTTGTGGTTGATAACTAATGGCATACCCATCTCTAAAACCATCCAGCCGCAGTTTTTCACCTGGTACATACCCGGTAAAAACTTTCAAAGCGCAATCTGGCGCCGAGACGAGGTTGCTATACGGCAATCAGCGAAGTGGAATGACACTCGAACTACAATATGAAAATATTACAGATACAAATGCAGAACTATTTATTACTCATTATAACGAAGTTTTGGGTACATATAACACATTTACAATTCCTGTAGAAGTAAAAGCCGGATGGACTGCCAACAGTAGTACCATTGATGTGACCAGTGCAACTGCTTGGCGCTACTCAGAAGAACCCAGTATCACGTCGGTGGCACCAGGCTTTAGTAAGGTACAGGTCAAACTCATCGGCGTTCTGTAGACTACAACCATGACTAAGGTTTACACCGGACGAGATGGCCGCCTATTGCTAAGCGGCAACACCCTTGTAAAGGTGACAAATTGGACACTGCAAGCAGATCTTGAGACACTAGAAACTACTACACTAGGAGATCAGCAACGCAGTTACGTCCCAGGTATTCAAGGTTTTAGCGGCACAGCCAAACTTCTATATTACGTTGATACTGACAATACCAACGATGCAAGCACGCTATTACGCAAAGTAGTTCGTACTTCAGGAGTATCAACTACTGATGCTGTAACACTTACATTACGTTTGACCGATGGAGCTTCAACAAATGACGTAACCTGTACTGCATACATTACAAGCGCCAGTATTGGTGCAGCAGTTGGCGAAGTAGTAACTGCCGATATCAGCTTCCAAGTTACTGGAGCACTTCTTACTGCAACCCTGTAATGAGCGTCTACCTCGGCAGCTACGGACAAGTTGAACTACGCAGAATTTCTGACGCAGCAACGAAATTCTCCACAGTAAATCCTAGTGACATAAACGTTGGTAAACGTCGTTTTAGTTTTGACTTTGACTCTGGATTTCTAAACAGCGGAGATCAAATTCAAATTCAAACAACAAACGGTGTCTTACTAAACTTTGTCGATGCCAGTGGCTGGGTTGTTAATGCTAAGCAATCTAGTGGAAATTGGTATATCAATGTTGATGAGTTAGGTGGAATTCGTTTATATGATACTTTTGATAAAGCATTAGCTGGTACGCCAGGAGAAGCAATAATTTTGAATGATATTGTTACTGATATTTCAATATCTGTACACGTATCAAATCTTGTGCCTAATTTACTGGCACAGTGCACATATTTTGAACTTAATACAAATAGAGAAGTTATTGATATAACTGCTTTAGGTGATGAATTTAGAACTCAATACTCCAGTTTAATCTCCGGAAGTGGAAATTTCAAAGCCTACTGGGAATATCTACCTGCATTTGCAGATCAGGCTAGTGCAGAAAACGCACATTATTTCTTGCAATTAGCAATACGTACTGAGATTGGGTCAAAATTTGGCGCACGTTTGTACTTAAAAGTACGCAATGAAGGTGATAGTGCAACATCCGTAGATGATGAAATATGGTACGACATAGAAGGTATCATCACACAAGCAGGAGTTAATTTTAGTGTTGATTCTGCTGTAGAGATTAGTGCTGATTTTATTACAACAGGTACAATTAAATTACTCAGCAAAACTATACCAAGTAATAAAGTTCTACAAGAGAGCAGCGACGACATCCTTTTGGAGCAGAATCCCACGCAGGCGCTACTACAAGAAGATGTGCTGTAAATACCTTATTATGGAACGTAATGGCCTTCTACTGGCATAGGCGCAATGGCTGATCTCCGAATTAGTGAGCTAGTAGCTCTTGCAGGTGCCAACCTCGCTGCTGGCGATCTGCTGCCGATCGTTGATGTATCAGCCAGCGAGACCAAGAAAATTACAGTTACCGACTTGGTTGGTAACGCCACTACTCTGATTGCTGACGCAACAATTCCAGGCGCCAAAATCCTGTTCAGCTCGGGCCAGATCGCCGGTAGTTCCCTGGCCTCCGGCAGTGTTACCGCTACACAATTGTCTTCTGGTGCCGTTACAGCCGCAAAACTGGGCGATGAATCAACAGTAGACCTCGTAACTACTCTGCCTGCTACAGGCGCATTTATTGGTCAACTGGCTCTTGACATTGGCACACTCAAGATTTATTGCTGGAATGGATCAGTTTGGCACACAATTAAAGCCTCTGGATCTGTCAATTCAATTGCTGGAAGCACTGATGGTGTAGTCAATGTTGTAGTCACCGCATCTGGTGACAGCATCACAATCAACACTACGCTCGACAACACGTCTGCCGCCGGTCAATTTTTGGGTGGTCCTTCCAGCGGCGCTGGTTCTGCTGGATATCGAAACCTTGTTGGCACTGACCTACCTACAGCCACAACATCAGCAAAAGGTGGTGTGATTGTTAATGGCAATGGACTTGCCATGGAAGGAGACACAATAAAAATTAACAATTCAGTTACAGCCAGCGGTGCCACATATTCAGTTGTTACTTATAGCGATCGAGGTCTAGTAACAGCAGGCCGTGCAATTACCAGTTCTGATCTTCCGACTGCCACAAGCGGAGCAATCGGAGCAGTCAAACCTGGAAATGGGTTGGCAATGGGTACAGCCGGCGCATTGAACCACACAAATTCAATCGTTGCTGGTACGGCTACTAAAATTACTTATGATTCACAAGGACATATCACTGGAAGTAGCGCTCTATTAGATACAGATATTCCAAATCTTCCAGCTACTAAATTAACAACCGGAACGATTAACACAAATATATTGGGTGCTAATTCTATTACAGGTTCTAAACTTGCAAACGCATCGACCGTAAAATTTGGGGGTGCTGGATCCACTTCTGGTGTAGTCACTTTTCCATCTCCCGAGTTTCAAGGTCAGTATTTCTTTGATGCATTGAATGGCGATTTGTATTTATATGACGGATCTGCCTGGCAACCGATCACAATTACTGCCGGCGAATTGATCTATGCGGGAACGTATGATGCCTCGGTAAATAAGATCAAAAGTTTGACAGCTGCTGGTACTGCAGCTGGTCTAGTCGTTGGTGCAGCACTTCCAGCTGCATCAAACTCAAATCTTCGTTATTACGTTGTAGTTTCTGATAGTGGTAGTGGTACGGCTCCTGCTCCTGCTGCAGCACTAGCACCACCGGACATGATTGTGTCCAATGGTGCACAATGGGATCTTATTGATGTTAGTAATGCAATTGGGGGCCAGCTTGCCAGCAATATTGCATTTACTCCGTATGGAGGTGTTGCAGCCACAAATGTTCAAACTGCAATCCAAGAACTTGACGACGAAAAACTGCGCAAAGACGGTGGCACCGTAACTGGTGAACTTGTCATTGGTACTACTGGTGCACTTGTATTTGAAGGCAGCACCAATGATGCCTACGAAACTTATTTGGCAGTTGTCGATCCAACCGCTGATCGGACAATTACATTTCCAAACGCTAGTGGTACGGTTGTGTTGTCTGGCGCAATTGTCAACGCTGACATTGCATCTGGTGCAGCAATCGCTGATTCCAAGCTGGCAACAATAAGCACAGCTGGCAAAGTTTCAAACAGTGCTACAACAGCCACAGACGCCAACACGGCCAGTGCCATTGTTGCTCGTGATGCAAGCGGTAACTTTACTGCTGGCACAATTACAGCCATAAATTTTAGTGGATCTGGTGCATCTTTAACATCACTAACAGCTGCCAATCTTAGTGGAACTATTCCTAGTAATGTTCTTGGTAATAGTAATCACTTTATTGGAACAACTTCTATTGCTTTGAACCGTGCTAGTGCCAACCAATCGTTAACTGGAATTTCCAGTATTGCATTACCTGGTTCCACATCTGGAACAGTAACAATTACACCGGCTGCAATTTCTGGCACAACCAGCATAACTGTCCCAGGAACATCCGGAACGTTGATTACAACAGGTGATACTGGTACCGTTAGCAACACAATGCTGGCTACTATTTCTACAGCTGGAAAAGTCAGTAACTCAGCCACAACAGCTACCAACCTTAATACCGTAAGTGCAATTGTCGCTAGAGATTCATCAGGTAATTTCAGCGCTGGCACCATTACGGCTGCTTTAACCGGTAACTCAAGTACAGCCACAGCCTTAAGTTCAAGTAGAACTTTTGCTCTTACTGGATCTGTTACAGGTTCTGTAAGTAGTGATTTAACTAGTGGTGCATCAATCAGTACCTCAATTGCAGCTTCTGCTATTACTAATACAGAAGTAGCTGCCGCAGCAGCTATCGCTGGAACAAAGATTAGTCCAGATTTTGGTAGTCAAAATATTACAACAACTGGATCAAGTAGCGATGGAGCAGGTAATTTACGCAGCATTCCACAAAGTGCAAAGACATCTGCATATATACTTGCTGCTTCAGATAATGGTAAACATATCAGCATTACAACTGGTGGTATTACTGTAAACTCAGGTATATTTACAGCTGGTCAAGTTGTATCTATCTATAATAATAGTGCTAGTAGCCAAACGATTACTCAAGGTACTAGCGTAACATTGAGATATGGAGGAACAGCAACTACAGGCAATAGAACATTGGCACAGCGCGGTCTTGCGACAATTCTATGTGTTGCGTCTAATGAATTTGTCGTCACTGGTTCTGGAGTAAGCTAATGAGTATTATTCAAATACTTGCCGGATTAGATAATAATGCAACTACTCCACAGCCAATTGTGGCTACAGGTGGAAATACTACTACCGATGTAGCCGGTATTCGTTATCACTATTTTAATAGTTCTGGTACATTTACTATTTCATCTATATTTGGAACACCAACTCTTAATTATGTAATAGTTGGAGGAGGTGGTGGTGGCGGTGGAAATGGTGCTGGTGGCGCTGGTGGTGGTGGAGGTGCAGGTAAATTAAATTCTTCATCTACTACTAGCATTAGTGCTATTAGTTATACAGTAACAGTCGGAGGTGGTGGAGCAGGCGGTGCTGCTGGTGGAAATTTAGGATCGAATGGAAGTGTTAGTTCAATTGTTGGCACTGGATTAAATGTAGGTTCTGGTAGCGGTGGTGGTGGTTCAGCAAGTGCTGTAGCGCCAGGTCTTCAAGGTACTGCCGGAGGTTATATAGATGGTGGAAGTGGCGCCGGTGGTGTAAGCAGCGGTGGCGGTGGTTCAGCTGGTGGCGCATCTTCCACTTCAACAGGTGGTAGTGGAGGTATTTTTAATGCTGGCACCTCTGATTACAGAGGTGGTGGAGGTGGTGGCTGGAACTCAAGCTCAAATGGTAGTAATGGAAGTGCAGGCGGTAACGGTGGTAACGGTACTGTCCCTATTGCTGCTGATAGTGTTACTTACGCCACTGGCGGCGGTGGCGGTGGTACTATTTCTGGTAATTCCGGTTCTGGGGGTTCTTCTGGAGTAAATGGAGGAGCTGGGGGTAGCGGTAGTGGATCTTCTGGTAGCAGTCCTACAAGTAATCGCGGAGCTGGCGGTGGCGGTAGCGGTTCTGGAGCAGCCGGAGGTAATGGGAGTAGTGGCCGAGTTATTATTTACTATAGCCTTACCTAATCCGATGGCTTATTTTGCAGAGTTAGATACAAATAGCATTGTCCAAAAAGTTGTTGTTATAGACAACAACAATATTTTGGACGAAAATGGACAAGAATCAGAACTTATAGGAATTGAATTTTGTCGCACACTATTTGGACTCGATACAAATTGGGTACAAACAAGTTATAACGCAAAAATTCGTGGTAAATACGCTGGTCCTGGAGATACATACGATAAATTTACCGATAAGTTTTACACTACGCCCCCAGTTACAGAATGATCGGACTACTTCTATTTTTATACTTGTGTTTACTGTTTGTAGGGTATAGTCTTGTAGCAATCAATCCACGCATAGATGACTAATGGCTGTTCGTAGTAAAACTGGAGCTGCTCGTATTGAGCACAAGCCTGGTCCTCCAAAACTGACTAATCAAGGACAAGGCAAAAGATCTCGTGCCAATCATGGTCGAAAGAAACTGCGAGGCCAAGGTAAAGGCTAAAATACATATACCTAAGACTTGGCCGTGTCAACTCCTGAGCCACAACCAGGATTTTGGCGCGGCGTCAAACAAGACACCGTTGCAGGCTTGGCAGTTCTAGCTGTTGGATCAGCCGCTGCTGGTATTTTTTACCTCGTCTATACAGTTCCAACAAAACTCGATGACCTCCTAAGCAACCAGGAGATCATCCAAAAAAAGCTTGGTGAGATAGACGACAAAGTTATGGATCATGACGTGCGTATTATCAAGTTAGAGATGTCCAGGTACAGATGAGCGAACGCCTGATTGTCAACACCACAGACCTAGGCCAAGGCTTCACACTGGAGCAACTAGAAAACGAGCGCGGTGACACCTACTACCGCGTCTGCCACAAAGGGATCTGTCGCTATTGCGAAGACTCATACATGGCCTACATGTACGCCGAGGGCATGGGCTGGAACAAGCCTATTGACTAATCCAAAAATGAATTGCATCCTCAAGGTACGGCTCCCAAAAATGCTGCATCCTGTACCATTCTTTCCAATCACTGGAGCTTTTTCTAATATTGCAATTAAAACAAGCCGCAATCAAATTTGACACTGATGTTTCACCACCCTTGGATTTTGGCCTTACGTGATCAAGCGTTCCAGACTTACCTAAATCTTCTTGACAATATGCGCATTTATAGTCCCAACCCTTCAGTATTTGATCTCGAAATCGAGCCTTAGCCTCACGTTTGCTTAGAAATCCCAGCTCTTCGTCGATGTAGTCCACGAGAGATCGACGCTGCCGTCATGGTAGCTACAAAAACCATACGCACTGGAACTTTTGCCCATTAGCCTCTAGACTTGCACAAGTTACTTTGTAGTAATGGACATTCTCCATAACGCCGCCTTCTGGATCGTGGTTGCAGCCGCCTCAGAACTGATTGGCCTCAACCCCAAACTCAAAGCCAACAGTATCATCCAGCTGGTGCTTCAGATCCTTGAGCTGCTTCGCCCAAAAAAGCGCTGAACGAAATAGGGGCCAATACTGTTCGTCGTGCCATACGACAAGAACAGTTTGAAACGCTCCTACCAGCCAAGATCACCTTGGCCGAAAAAGAGTGGCTGGCAACTCAGTCCTCAGCTCCGGAACCCATTGTCATTAACGAACCTGTAGATCACAAGCAACAAACTGGAGACTCCTTAGATTTAGGGGGCCCAATGTCCATCCACGCACCCTGGTCCCGTGGCTAATCCCAACACCATCAGGCTGCTGGATCTCATGCGGTTTTACCGCAGCCTTCCCCACCAGATGGCTGCCGTATCCGAGCTGGAGGAGGCTATCAACAAAGCCAATTCCAACATTCTGGGCCGCAATCAGCAATGGTTCAAAACCTGGAGCCAATCCGGCAAACAAATCCAAATTGAAAATAACTGGGACGGCATCGTTACAGCTGGCCGCATTGCTGGCGCCAAGTACCCAGAGCTTGTAGCTGCCCAATGGGCACTGGAATCATCCTGTGGAAAACTCGTCTCAGGCCGCAACAACTTCTTTGGCATCAAGGGCGATGGCACGTTGACCACTACCCAAGAGTTCATCAACGGCAACTGGATCACAATCCGCGATAGCTTTCTCGACTTTCCCGATATTCAAACTGCTGTTTGCTATCTCGTAAGCCGCTGGTACAAAGACTATAAAAACTGGAAAGGCTGCAACAACGCTCCAAGCCGCAATGAAGCTGCCCAATGGCTTAAGAAAGAAGGTTATGCCACAGATCCCAACTATCCCAAAAAACTAATCGCAGTGATGGACTCCCACGACTCACCCACTATCCACCCCAAAGAGCACCTCCTAAAAGTCCCCTACGAATACCAGCTTGACAACAAATCCGGCACGGGCTACCGGGAATGCTTCAGCTCTAGCTGTGCCATGGTTGCTCGCTACTGGGGCAAGATTGGCAACGACGACAGCTATAACCTCGTCCGCAAAAAGTACGGCGACTCTACCGACGTTCATGCGCAAGTCTCGGCATTAAAAGAGCTGGGCCTGATCGCCACCTTTATCCAGGATGGAACTGCCGCCAGCCTGGAATCTGAGATCAACATGGGCTACCCAACCCCAGTCGGCTGGTTGCATCGAGGCCCAGTCAGCAATCCAAGCGGCGGCGGGCACTGGAGCGTCGTCATTGGCTACACCCCAAGCCACTTCATCCTGAATGATCCCAACGGAGAAGCCGACCTGACTTCCGGCGGTTACATCAGCAACAAAGGTGGCGCCGGAATTGCGTATTCTCGAAAGAACTGGCTACCCCGTTGGCTTGTGGATGGGGCAGAATCCGGCTGGTTCCTGCGTATCCGACCCAAATGAATTTAATTGCCCAAAGCCTTGAAGCCAAACTGAGCGAACGCACCACTGCTGACATGCTCAAAGCCCGCCATGCCGCTGGTGACTGGAACGGCCTCCTCGAAGCCGCTCTACTGTTAAACACGCTCCATCACATGGAACGCGCCAAATCCGCCTGGGCTATCCGGGAAGCAGCTGGCAACCTATCCGACCAATTCGGCATGGACCGCGACTCGGCCTAAACCGCAAAAATCCCCTTGTACTTTTGCGCTAGCCCGGTATAGGTCGAGTGGAGCGGATGGGACTTTTCATCCCGTTTATCCAGCAGATACAGCCAATCCAAAAACTCCTGCTTGTCATCTTCACGAACGACAAACTGCCAATTTTTAAGCTCAGACATTGCGACTAGAACGATTTTTCTGGGGAATGGGGTTGGTGTGGTGCCTAGACCGGATCAACTTTAGAGACACTGCTGGCGGTGGCACGATGACTAAACAGCCTCTGTAACGAAACTCAGCCAGTGCCACAGCATCCACCAGCGTCTCAGCCTTGAACAGATCTCGCAACGGCCCACGGCCAGGCAGCCAGATCTGAAGCTCAAAATACTCCTGCTTCATACCTTCAACCAGCTTTTCGGATAGTTTGGCTCCTCGACTGCATGGATCGCAACTGGAGACCCACTCCACTGGGCAACAGCTCGGGCTGCCTCGACCACCCGCTCGTACGTCACCCAAGATCCAGCATCCTCTCGTATCCCAGTGAGGCTGACGATCCGCGTATCC